GTACCTGTTTCAAACCATTTTAAACGGTAATCTTTCATAATGGAAACAATCACATCATAATAGTTTTTATCAACTATCACGCGCACACCTTCAGCCATTGGTTTTGAATGGTGTTCGTTTTTCGTTGCAACAGACCCCAATTTTGATTTCATAACTTGAACCGTGTTTTTCTGCAATACTTCACCACCTTTTTTTAATGCTGTTACTAGGACTTTGCTTTTAATATAATTGTTATCTGTCAGTTTATTAAGAGTGTCTAATACATCATTACTATCAAATTCTACTTTAAAATCTCCATTTGCCATTACTCATTAATTAATTCACATTTTAGATTCAGTAATTGATACTGTTTATTCTTTTCAATGGCTAATATCCTATATGGTTTGTTGTCGTAAATAACCCTATCCAATTCTGTTATATTGTGGTATATCCTAATAATAAAAGTAACATCATAGGCAAAGAATATTTCATTATTATCTGTTATTCTATTGCCGTTGTTATATCTCACTTCCGCACGTGTCCGAATTTTAGGTATGTATTTATCTGTTTGTTCCTCACCATATTCATTTTTGATAACCTGTAATTCTTCAATGGTTATTATCTCATTTAATTTCCCTGCCAACATAGTTTATTACGGTATATTATAATGTTTATTTAAGTCACATAAGAAGTTAAAGCCAACAGGAATTTCATTAACCGTTGAATAATTTACCACCTCTCTATTTGCGTAAAATTGTCCTATTAAAAGTAATATGGATTGAATTACTGAACGTGGCAAATATCCTGTTTTTGGGTCAACCAAATCTATTAATTTTTGGTCTATGCGTTTTTCAATGGTATCTTCTGCAACGCTGATTAAATGAATAATATAATTGTCATCATCCTTAAAATCTTTGTCTATATTCAAATGTTGCTTTGCTGTATCTAATAGTATGTACATATCAAATCATTTTTCTTTAATTATAAAGATTAAGGCAAAAAAATAACGGCAATCATTTCCGACTACCGTTATTAAATAATATATGGAAAACTATATAGTTTGGAATTATTTTAAGATACGTTTTACAAACGCTTCTGAACGTCTAGGTTTAGCATCAAAGTAAGTGTTGATAACCAATCTAATCATTCCATCAGCTGCTTTTGTGTATTGGTCAACTGTCAAATCAAGTCCACCCCATTGTGCAACAACATAATCTTTGAAGTCACCAACTACAACACCCTTTTTGGCTACTGCTGAACTTACATATACATTTCTACCTTCAATTTCACCATCAGCCATTACAAACTGACCGCTTCCACTATCTTTTGAAGTTTTACGTAATACTGCCTTTGCAGAAGGTGATACAATATAAACATAATCATTTACGTTTGCTTCCTCTAATTCTGCCTCAAGGTCAACAATATCACCAAATTTAACGGCTGCTGTATCAGCAATAACACCGTTGAAAACTCCTTCGGGTTTTGTTGCGTCCCCTGCTTCTGCACCTAAAATTGTCTGTTCAAGTTTTTCGCCAATAGCGTTGATAATATCACGTTTTAACATTTCCTCTGCATCGTTGGAATCCTGAATAAGGAACTGTTTAGATACATCGACAAAAGCGGTTAATCTTTTAGGCTGTAAAAGCACCTCACTAAATGATCCTTCACCTTTATCTGCTGTTACAACTTCGCCTTTCCAACCTACATTAGAACCACTATATACAGGTATTGATACATCACCAACTAAACCTGTCATATATGTTGCACCTGCTTTTGCAAGTACCATATTGGCACGTAATGGCTCAAGGATATTTAATTTATCAGTTGCAACATTTTCTTTTCCTTGTGTTGCTGCTGTTGCAAGAATTCCGTTTGCTCTTACTTCTGTATCATTGTCTGAACGTGTTTCAACAGGAATGGTAATATTGCCATTAGCGGCTAATCCTGCTTTGTTCATTGCAGAACGACCTTCTTTGTTAATCTGCTTTGCAGCGTCATTTAAGCCACGATTGTTTACAACATCGTTAATTGTTTGAATTAATGAAAATTTCATACTAGTATTTATATTTCTATTATTTATTTCTTCTTGTTTATCTTCTTCTGTGGGTTGTTCTTCCACTTCTTTTGTATCTTCAACAACTTCTTCTGCTACTTCATCATCTGTTGTTTCTTCTTCCTGCTTTTCCTCTATCTTTTCACCATCGGAATTGCAATCATTTTTTTGTTCAACTTCTTCTTTTACTTCGTTCTCTTTATCTTCAACAACTTCTTCTTTCTTATCTTCTGAAAGTTGTGATAAAAGCATTTTAAGTTGTTCAATTAATTCTTTTTTATCATCCATATTTGATATATCAATATTTGGTTTATTATCTTCTTCTAAAAACTTCTGTAAACCTCTTTCATCAACTTGTACGCTTGTATCTTCATAAGCGGGATTTATCACTACACTACAATCATATAATTGTTTTATTTTCTTTATGGTACGCAATACTTCACCGTTATTTGTCTTTGAATATTCATCATCTTCAACGGTAAATGCAAAGGAACATTTGGAATAATCACCACGTTTTAAGCCTTCTAATAATTCATCGCCTAATGCTGTGTGTGGTGCTTCAAATTCAAAGAATAAACCTTTGTCATCAATGGTTAGTTTCAAACTGCCTTTGCCGTTCTGTGAACGTGCCAAAATTCCCCTTTCTTGTTGATGGTCTAACAGAAAAATTATATCAGATTTATCAATAACTTCTTGAGTAATCGCTTCGGGTAAAATCAACTCATAGAAAGAACCCAAATATTGAGAAACAGAATTAAATACAACTGCGTAACCGCTTACTTTTCGGCTGTCATTATCGGTTGATATATTATTATTTATTCTAATTTCTTTCATTCATTCAATAGGGTTATTAATTATTCTGCTACTTTAATTGCACGTAATTTTGTCTGTTCGTTTATGATTGTATCACCTTCTTCTTTGGTAATCTCTTTCCAATTATCAACAGAATCATTCTTACCTAATGCAATAGTTGTGGCAATAACACGGTTGTTAATATCTAATTCAAAATTTTGTGTTAGACATTTTCCTTCATCTGCTGTTATTACCGTTGTATTAAAGTCTTTTACTATCATATCAATTATAAAGATTATGCAAGTTATTTTTAATATTCACCACAATCAATTACCAAATCTAAATTTGGCTCATAATATCCTTTGTGGTTTGCTGATTCAACATACGAAATGTAATCACCTTTTAATTGATATTTATTATCACTTTCAGATTTGGTATATACATCAGCACTATTTGCTTTTCCTGCTAATACACCGTTAATTGCTTCAATAGCATCTGTATCATCGTTTAATTTATCTGCAATTTCGCCCAGTGTATCTAATGCTTCGGGTGCTGTTCCTACAACGCTTTTAATCCTGTTATCTACTTCTGTTTTTGTTGCAAATGTTTGTTTGTCGCTTGTGTATGTGGTGTTATCAACCTTTTTGGATAATTCCGTATTTACTTCTGATTTCTTTGCATAATCTGCTAATGATTGATGTTGTGTTATATAACCACTATCATTGGTTAGTTGTGAAGTTTTGGTTGGAATATCAGTTTTATTTGCTTTGTTATTTACCACTTCATTAATTGCAGTAATTTCATCTGTTACCGCCTTTTGACTCATAACATCGGCTGTTGATTGTCCTTTTTCCTGTGATACAATCACGTTATTTATTTTGTAGGAATTAACCGTAATTAATTGCCCATCCTTGTTTGTGTATTTTAATATTGCCATTACTATTTTACTATATAGTTCTATTATTTATAAAGATTACATTATTGGGTTTTATTGTCTTGTTACCGTCCATCCCTTACTAGTTGCAACTGCAATTTGTTCTTCTGATAAACTATCATAAGTTTCTGCTTTTAATTGCAGTATTCTTGTTTGTTCAACATCCGATAAACCATTAATAATTGTCATTGCTGAATCATTTGTAAGTGGTGAATAACTTAAATCCAAATCTAATTTTATTCCATTAATTCTACCGCCAACATCTGTTAGGCTTGTGCAATCATAAAACAAATTATCTAAATCCGTTGCATTTGAAAAGGTGCAATTTGGATTAAAAACAATGGATTGTAGGTTAGAACAACCGAAAAACATTCTTCCAAAATTGGTGCAATTTGAATATTCCAAATTCAGAAGATTAACCAATGTAACTTGAGACTTAAATTGAAACATATTATATAAAGAATTTATTTCTTCATCAATATCTAATTTAAATACACCGTCATTAATCATTGCTCCCTGTGATTTCCCATTATACGATATTGCAAAAATGTTTGGAGGTGTATTTGCATACCCAATCACATAGCCACTATTTTTTTGTTTCTTCCAAATCAAAATATCACCGCCATATAATGCTGATATACCAGCATTATTAAAGCATACATTTTTAATTTCTTTATTTGTCATAAACACGTGTTATTTTATATATAAATAAAGATTATAGATAAAAATAAGGCTACTATCTTCAAATGATAATAGCCTTACTAATTTCAGATTATTTTGGTTTATAAGATTACATATAATGTGTTTGCGTCTTTTGTTCCTATTGCATCATATTGTGCCTGTGTTCCAGTCCATAATTTTGCAAATCTTTCATCACATTGTTCTTTTGTATATACTTCAACCGTATCATCTTCTGCTGAATTATCAATAACCATTTCAGTTATTATATTACCGTTTTCGTCCTTGATACAGGTTGTTTCCGCTGTCTTTGCATAGTCTTTTAATTGCTCTGTTACATCAACATTATCAATTAAATTATCTACTTCTGTTTTTGTATATACATCTGATTTATCAGCCTTCAATGGTAATGCTTCATTGATAGTGTCGATATCATTAGCATTTTTAGTTGCCATATCTGCCACACCTTGCAATGCTACCTTTGTTGCATAATTATCTAGCATTGCGGTATCTGCTTTTGTAGATAATTTATTATCAACTTCTACTTTGTTTGCAAATGTTGCTTCTGCTTCTGCAACGTGTGCTGATAATTTGCCATCAACTGCATTAACTTCATTCTTCGTTGCAAAATTGGCTAATGCAATATTCTGTTCTGTTTTAAGTTTAGCAATTTCATCATCTGTATAATGCTTTGCGTCTGCCACACCGTGAGCAACAGAACCAATTACTTCTTCACCACCGTTTAATTTTGCAATGGCATCTGCATTTGCTTTTTCGGCTGCTTTGGCACGTGTTACTTCTGTTTGTAAATCACTTTCTATTGCAGTATCTTTTGCCGTACTTCTAGCGACTTCATCAGAAATAAGTGTGTTTAACTCATTTTCTTTGGAAGTGGCACGTGTTGTTTCTGCTGTTAGATTATCAGATACGGTTTTAACCTTGCTATCAACTTCTGATTTGGTATATACATCAGCACTATTTGCTTTTCCTGCCAATACACCATTAATTGCTTCAATGGCATCACCATTGCCATTTAACACGTTGGCAATTTCGCCCAGTGTGTCCAATGCTTCGGGTGCTGTACCAATCACTTCTTTAATACGTGTATCAACTTCTACTTTGGTTGCATAGTCTGCTAATGTGCTTTCCATATCAGAACCAACAGAAGATTTAAGTTTGGCTATTTCATCATCTGTATAATGTTTTGCGTCACTCAAAGAATGTGCAATACTGCCAACAACCGCTTCACCACCGTTTATGATAGATAACTTATTATCAATTTCACTATCTTTTGTTGTGCTTCTTGATACCTCTGATTGAAGTGCTGTTTGCAAGTCATTAACGGAATCTGTAAGTTCACTATCTTTTGTTTGTACGCTAGTCTTTAACTGCTGTAATGATGCTGTTATATCGGCTTCCACTTGCTTCGCACGTGCTATTTCAGAAGAAATATTTTCTGCATTTACAGAAGTGATATTTTCAATTCTTGCTTCTTCTGCCTTTGCTCTTGCAATCTCACCAACCAAATCATTCTTTAATTTGGCATCGGCTTCTGCATTGGAAGAAATAAGTGCTTTAATTGCATCTTCTTCACCCTTTGCACGGCTAATTTCTGCTGTAAGATTGTCGGCAATTACTTTTTCTGCACCTGTTGCACGTGTTACTTCATCAGAAATATCAGAAGTGTTTGCAGCAACTTTATTTTCAATCTCTGTTTCTTTTGCAGTGGCACGTGATACTTCATTAGTCAAATCAGAAGTTAATTTTGTATCAGCATCAGAAGAACGTGTTATTTCTGCGTTTAATGCGTCTGTAATCGTTTTTTCTGCGTCTGTGGCACGTTGTATTTCATTAGCGATTGAAGTGCTGTTATCAGCAATTAAATCGCTTAATTCTGCATCCTTGTTGACTGAACGTGTGATTTCTGAATCAATGGTATCAAACAAATCTTTTTCCGCTTGTTTTGCTCTTTCAATTTCTGCATTAACGGCTTCTTTTAATTCATTATCTTTTGAATTATTATCAGCAACCAATGCTTCAATACGTGCTTCTTCTGCTTTTGCACGTGCTATTTCAGCGTGTAAATCATCGTTAATGTGTTCTTCTCTATCTGTTGCACGTTGTATTTCAGTTTCAATTTTTGCTGTTAATTGATTAACTGAATTTGTGTGTTCTGTATCTTTGTCTGCTGAACGCTGTTTTTCTTCTTCTACAACGGTTTTTAATGTCTGTAATGATGCTGTAATATCTGCTTCAACCTGTTTGGAACGTGCAATTTCAGAAGTAAGTGAATCATTAATTAATGTTTCCTTTGTTATGGCTCTATCACGTTCATTTTCTACTGCATCACGTATTGCGCCTTCTGCTGTTTTTGCTCTCTCAATTTCACCTTCTAATTTGGTATCTAAAATTGTTTCTGCATTAGTGGCACGTGCAACTTCATTGTTTAATGCGTTTTCCAAATCTGCATCTTTCTGTGAACTTCTTGCTATTTCTGCATCCAATTTATCAGTAATGGCATCCGTTGTTTCTTTGCCACTATCTGCATTATCTTTTATCAGATTGAATATTTCAATATCAACATCATTAGAACGCTTAATTTCAGCATCCAATTTATCATTTATTTCAGTTGCTTTGTTATCACAATCTTCTTTATTGGATTTAATCAATTTATGAAATTCAACGTCTACTTCATTTGAACGCTTAATTTCTTCATTCAATTTATCCATATATTCAGTATCTAACCATTCTTTTACTTGAGCGTGGTTATTCTCACATTCAAGTGCAATTTTTTCAATCTTATTAGTTAGATAATTTAGTGTTTGATAATTAACAGGGTTTGCAGGCTCTTCATTGAAGTTGCAATTTCGCCAATAGATTTCAGTTACACAAATTTTGGATTTATCATAATAGTTATCTGTCATATCAAAATTACCATCATATTTTGAATAACGATATTGATAACAAATAACACCACTTTCCAAACAATTCATCATAAAGTCTGGAATGGCAATCTTATCTATCTTTTCATCCTGTGTAATATCCTTTTTAGTGAACTGTAAGAAGTTGTTTCTATTGGCAGTCCACACATACAAACGAAAGTCCGCACAATCTGCTACCCTCATTTTTTCACCCTTAAAATCTTCTAGTTTAAGGATTAATATTAAGTCACTTCCTTTTGTTATTTCCATTGTATAATAATAGCTATTATTTTATATATAAATAAAGATTAGAGAATAAAAAAAGCAACACTAACTGCTATATTAGTGCTGCATATTAAAATGGAAAAAAGTGTTATTATATAGATTTAGGTTGTATTTCATTTTCTGTTTTATCCTCTGTTTTAATTGCTGAATTTGCAGGGGTGTTATTTTTAACTGCTGATAGTGATAACAGATTAGATTGTAAGAAATGTGTATCACCATCTTTTACAGGGGTTAAATCTAATTCTTTTCTAACATCATTTACTGATACAACACCAATGTTGAATAATGTATTGTAATAACTTGCTAATGCTGCTTTATCAGCACGTAATAATTTAGATGTATCAAATCTAATATCAATGTTGTTTTTCTCTGAATCACTATATAATTTCCTTTCAAATTCCTGTTCAATCTTTGTTAGAATTGGTTGCAGCGTATCAGTTAAAAATGATAGGTTGGTTGCTTCCACCGTTGAATAACTTGATTTAGTTAAATCAAAGCATTTCACGGGGCTAACACCAAAGAATCTACATATATCAATAACTTCAAATTGCCGTGTTTCTATAAGTTGGGAATCAGAAGGATTAATTTGTATTGGCTCAAAATCCATATTCCCCTCCAAAATAGCAACGCCATTCGGTGTACCTGTTTGTGGTGAAAATGCCTGTTGCCAACTTGATTTTAATTCCTGCTTCTGTTTTGTTGTTAGTGTTGAATGTACTTTTAGAACTCCACCAACATTGCAACCACCGCCAAAAAATCCCCTTGCGTGGTCTTCTGCATCTGTTGCCAATCCTAATGTATGCCGTGCGTGTGCTAGGGTAGAAATACCATTTACACCATCATAAGAAAAGTTCAAAATATGTATCATATTCTTTGCTTCAACTTCTCCTTCTATTCCTGCAACTGAATATTTTACAGGTTGATTAATATATAATGGAGGTATGATTGTAACATATTCGGATGGAATAAAATGCAATCCCGTGCAAACACCGTTATCATTTCTTTCAATATATGCGTATGCGTTACCTTTCAAAAGGTAGGAACTAACCAATAACTTTATAAATGTAAATCGGCTCATTCTTTGGTTTGGCTCTGCATTTAGCAACCTATATGTTGAATGTTGTATAAACTTTGTTCTATATCCTTTTTTATCCATTAAATAAGGCTCTAATGGAAGTTGTGCAACACTATCACTAATAACTTCAACACATCTGTAAACGGCACTTAATAACATTGCTTTTTCTTGCGTATATCCACCGCCACCACCATAAAATAAAGCACCAAAACCGCCAACCCTTGAGCGGGCTTCAATATCATCTATTGTTGTTTTTCTGTTTTCAACACCTAATATTTTATTTAGACTACTAAAAAAATTCATTCTCTGATTTTGCAAAATCTTTACTTACATATAAAGATTATATTATTGTAATTCCACCGCTAAACCTAGGTGTATCTAAATAACCTCCCAATGCTTCAATCATTGCAATAATACCATCAATCTTTTTATCTTTTCCATTTCCCTTATTGGGTTTTACATTGCCGTTATGGTCTGATTTAAGTGCAACATTACGAAACATCCAACGTGTTATTTCATTATTATCAATAACTAATTTCTTGCTTTTAATTAATCGCTCCAATTCCCTAGTTGGTTGATTGAAGCTACCAATACTTTGTGAGTATGGCTCAAGGGGTAAACCTAATTCAGTTGCATTAATAGCCCATTGTGTGCTGTTCCAACTGTCATAACTTATTTTTCTGATTAATAGATTGTCGTAACACTTCATCATATCATTGGTAATGTAATCGTAATCTGTTACGTTTCCACTTGTTATTTTTAATTGTCCTGTTCTCAACCAATGTTTATATAATTCCCTGTTTGGTGATTCTATTAGCATTGTTTCGGGCAAATAATAATCAGTCTTGAAATAAAGTTTTTCATCATCTTCTTTCAATAACAAATAACATACTGCTGTAATATCTGATACTGCTGCCAAGTCAACACCTATAAAGCATTCGCAATCACTAAAATCATTTATATCAACTGTTGCAGTACAATTATTAATGTAATTATCACTTATCCATACTTCAATACTATCACACCAAACATTTAAGTTTTTTGTTTTAACACCTACTTCTTCCGAAGGGTTATTAATTGCAGATTGTATTTGTTCTTTCAGATATTTTTTCGTTACCGTAATATCTAAATTTGGTGAGGATTTAACCCAAACATTTTCATTAGTCCAATCGTCAGTATCATCTAGCGAAAACACGATAACGAAAAATGAATCATCCGTTTTAATTTTCTGTAAAATTTCAATGCCTGTGGAACGTAATTTATAACAAGGTAGAACCTTATTAAACCCTGCTGTTGTAATAGTACATAAGTGTGGATTTCTACGCATACCCATTGAAGATTTAATTACATCCCTAACTTTGCTATTGGGTGCGCTGTGGTACTCATCCAACAAAGCGAAGGAAGAATTAAAACCGTCCAATTTGGAATCGTCAGAAGAAAACACACGTAACTTTGAACTATTCAGATTTAGATTAATTGTATCTCTGTACGGCTTTATATATTTTCCTTTGGGGTCTAACTGTTTGGCAAAGTTGGAACAAAAAGAAAAGGCTATTTTTGCCTGTTCTTTGCTGTTTGCTGCTAAATCCACTTCTGCACCATCTTCACCATCTGCAATTAAGAAGTACATACATAACGCTGCCGCCAGTGCTGTTTTTCCGTTCTTTCTGCTGATTTCAATATAAGAAGAAGTAAACCTTCTATCACCTGTTTCTTTCCAATAAAAACCGACAATATTAGCCACTATAAATTGTTGCCACGGTTGAAGTATGAAATTCTTTCCGCTTGATTTGCCTGTGAAGTGCTTTAATACCTTGATAAAACTGATACATTTATTTACTGCTTCATAATCAAATATCAAATCATCCCTTTTCAAATCATCTAAAAATCTTTGGCACGACAATTTAACCAATTCACATACTACAATATTACCATTTACGGCATCTTCTGCATATTGTATGTAAATAGGTTTTTCATTGATTGTGTTGTTTGATTTTTTGCGACTCATTTACTTGTTAGAATTGATAAATTGCATTAGTGGTGATTCTTCAACTTCATCATTTACTATCTTTAATTTTTGTCTAGATTTCAGCATTGCGCCAAATTGGTCTAATAATGTTACAATGGTTTTTTCTTCTTTATTTTTAATGAAGTGCCACGGGCTAACCGATTGATTACCCCTATCAGAAGTAACAACAAAGCCTTCTTCTTTTAAGTGTTGGGAGGCTATTATATAAGCGTTACAAGCATTAGCCAATAAATATAATGAAGCGTTATCAACATTATCTAACTGATTAGACTTTTTCAATGTTGAAATAATTATATCTATAAATTTCTGTGCTTCTTCCGTTAAATCAGTCGGAAGAATTATATTAGTTTTCTTTGCCATATATTTTTTGATTGTTTATTTATTCTGATAATAAAGATTAAGCCACCTGTTAAAGTGGCTTGTTATCTTTTTCTTCGTTATGTAATTTAATCCTATCTGCAATTTCTTCTTTGGTTGTTGCGCCTTTTAAATAACCGTGGTGTATTAGATTGTGGCATTGTTTGCATAGACTGATTAAGTTATTGTAATCAAAAGCAATGGCATCACGTTCTGCACCATTATATTTTGAAAAACTGATTAAGTGGTGTGTATCTTCTGCCAATACTGTTTTTCCCTGCATTTCACACACTTCACAAAGTGGTTTTTCCATTTGCTTTGATAATCTCATTTTTCGCCACAATGCTTTATTATATACTTCCATTCGTTTTTTCTTATCTAATTCTGAATCGGTGTTTTTCTTCTTTTGGGGTTTATTGATTGTAGGCATTTTCTGTGAACTTTCTTTTTATTTCAATTATTTCTTCATCGGTATTAATGTAATCTCTAACCGTTCTTATTATTGTGCTTATCTGATTTGTTGGTATGCCTAGTTTGGTGCTTAATTTCCCATAACTACAGCCTTCTGTTACTTTCAAATTATAATAAGTGAAATATACTGTACAATACCAACTGCCAAATTTTTCTGTTACTTTGTCTTTTAATGATTGAAGTGTGTTTGTTGTATTTTCAAATCTTTCTTCTTCATTGGTATCTTCTTCTATTATATCATTATTTTCAAACCAATCTCTAACAGATTGATTTTTGTGCTTCTTATTTTTGTTATCACGATAAACATAAGTCCATTTAAGGCTAGTGAAGAAGTAATTTTTAAAGTCGCTTACATCAGTACCATTTTTGAGGATGGAATTATATACTTTCAAAATAGTTTCAGAAAATACATCTTCAAATATATCTTTGTCAAAAGTTATGTTTTTCGCTAAACTATATTTTAATTCCTTTTCGTGCTCAACAACATAATCTAAAAATTCCCTTGCTTTAATTTCATTGTTTCCCATTTTAATTGTTACTAATCTTTATTATTTATACCTATTAATAAATATCACGATAAACAGGAAAATCAGATTTTTCAAGAAATATTTTAGAGAAATGTTTTGTGGAAACAATATAATGGCTTAATTTTGCGTTATAAGAGTAATAAACAAGCATTATAAACCTATTAAAACCGATTAAAGAAATGGCAAGACCCAAGAAAACTGCTGAAATGGAGGTTGTATATAGCAACCTTAAATCAGCAACAGTTTATCAGTTGAATCAAGTTAAGGCAGAATGTGACAAACTGATTAAAGCAAAAAAGGCTGCTGAAATTGAGGAAAAGAAAAAACAGATTGAAGTACTCAAGGCTGAACTTGAAGCACTTGAAAAAGCCGAATAAACAGGCATCAGCACCAACAAAAAAAGGGTAGTGGATTCGTTTCCATTACCCTTTAGTTTTACTCTGTACAAAACACATATTAAAAAAGGCACTAGATTTTGTTTCTAATGCCTTTTCTTTGTGTGGTTGATAGTTTGTATTACCTTGATGTAATTTCGTTAATGTAGCTTGTTGTACGCTGTGCGTTCTTTTCCATACATTTTTTGTATGTGTCATTAGTTATCAAAAATTCCCACATTTCTTCATTACTTTCAAAGTCAGTTTCTTTTTCTGATAGCATTGCAATAAATTCTTTGAATAGTTCCGTTTCTGCTGTTGTTATACCGCTGTTTGTTCTTTCTACCTTATCAAAGTCGTAATCTACAAAATCACCTTCGGCATATTCGGGATATTGGATTATTGCTCTGCTTCCTACTTTCTTGTGTCCGTGATAATATATTTTGTATATGCCACTTTTCGCTTCAATGGTGATTAACTGATAATTCTTGTTACCGTTGTACTCACTTCTTTCAACTGTAATTTTTGATATATATTGATGTACCAAATCATACATAACTTTTTCGTCACCGTTCAAATCTATTTCGTTCAAAGAACCATAACCATTTAACCACCGTTTGAAGGTTTCGGAATAGTTTAGGGTGTATTCTAACCTTTCTTTTTCTTCCAACAGTATATTTAATTCGTTCTTTTCTGCTTCTTGTGCCTTTCTTACATTTGCAACACGTTTGGCAATTTGTGCTTCTGATAATAGAAGTACATCACTATTTTCAATTATATCATTTATCTTATCTTCGTATTTGCTTAACTTATCAGAAAGTGTTTGTATCTTCTGAACTAATACGGCAATCTTTGCTTTTGTTTCTTCGGCTGCTGCTGAATGGTCTGTTTCAATGAAAATAATAACCTCTCTTTTGGTTATATCCCACAACATACCATCTAAATTAGTAAATGTAATTGCTATGTTATTTTTGCAATTTGAAAGATGTTGTGTGCCTTCCCTTTTTGCCATAATTGCACCTGAACACTGATAGCAATTATTCAACACCTGGAAATGGTGTCCGCATTCGGGACAAACAATTAACTTATTGGCAAAGTAATAATGTTTGGTTGCCTTTGTCTGTTTGGTGTTATTGCCATTCAGTATTTGTTTTGCTTTATCCTGTTCTTCCTTGCTTATAATTGCAGGGAAAACCTTTTTTCTGCCTTTCTTATCTGTTACTTCACCGCTATACTGTCTATGGTTTAATATACGGCTAATGATAGCACTGCAAAACGGTATATTACCCTTTGAAGTATATCCACGCTGATTTAGTTCTTTCGCCAATGTTACAGTTGAATAGTTACCGCTATTAAATTCACGAAAAATAAGTCTGATTAAATCCGCTTCTTCTTCGTCAATCTCAAAATAACCGTTATCATTTACTTTATAGCCTAGGGCAATATATCCACCGTTATATTTTCCTGCTTCCATATTGCGCCTTCTAGCACGTTCAAAACGTGCCTGTTTCTGTTCCATCTCTTGCTTTGCTTGTGTTGCAAAGAAAGAATATACTAGTTCAAAACCACTATCAACACTACCATCAGAATTGAACAAAGGGGTTGACATCGTTCTTATTTTAAGCTGCACTTTGTGCTGTATCATAAAATTTTTGAACTGCATTAAAACCACTTCATTACGTCCGATTCTGTCTATCGCCCAAGCATACACACATTTTATATCCTGCTCTTCAATGGTTTTATAAACTTCGTTGATTCGGTCTATATACTGTTTATCCAACTTAATAGCGGATGCACCAGCACAACCAATGGCAATAATATCTGCTTCTTTATTTCCGTCAGATATTGCCATATCTGCCACTTCTTTTTTCTGTGATTCTACTTCCTGCCTGTCTGTAGAACTTCTGTATAATGCTATAACTTTGCTCATAATATGCTGTTTATCTGTTTTCTAATGCAAAGGTACAGCTTTTATTTCAATCCACCAACATTCAGCATACAATACCCTATGCAAGTTATGTCATTCATTGACATGGCCCATCTGAAGAAGAAGGATTTGCAGAACGGCATATTGTCTTATCGAAGACGCAAGACCGGGCAACAGCTATTCATCAAATGGGAGAAGTGTATGCAGGAGATTGCGGATAAACACAAAACAGATTATGGTAGCCCTTACTTGCTCCCGATTCTAAAGTATCCATACGACAACCGCAGCCAATACAAAAACGCGCTTTATCGCACAAACAAAAATCTGAAAGAGGTTGCCAAGTTAGCAGGCATATCCATACCATTGACCCTATATGTTGCCCGTCATTCGTGGGCAAGCATAGCCAAGAGCAAGAACATCCCTATCTCGGTAATCAGCGAAGGTATGGGACATGATTCGGAAATGACGACGCAAATCTATCTGGCTTCATTAGACAATTCTGTCGTGGATAAGGCGAACACACAGATATTAAGAGAGTTGTTATAAGGCAAGTGCCGTTTAGCAAAACAGAATATCTCTTGTTAAGAGTGTCTGCAATGTTGATATTCAATGTTTTGAACTGGATTTTGCAAAACAAATAGGCTGTCAGTTGATGATATTTAGTGCTTTATCACCTGAAAGACAGCCTATTTTTCATAAAAATGTGTACCTTTGCATTGGATATAGTATCTCTTAACAAGAGACAACACGGAAAATGGCAGATGGAACTCATAGATAACATAAACAAGACACTAAAAAACGATTGGGCAATGGAGTTAAGCAGTGGTGGCAAGGTCGCCATTGCCGCTTCATGCTTTTCCATCTATGCCTTCGAAGAGTTGAAAGCACAGTTGAAGGATATTGATGAACTTCGTTTCATTTTCACTTCCCCCACCTTTATCACTGAGAAAGTAGATAAACAGAAGCGTGAGTTCTACATTCCTCGTCTGAACAGAGAGCGCAACCTATATGGTTCTGAGTTTGAAATCAAGCTCCGCAACGAACTTTCCCAAAAGGCCATTGCCAAGGAGTGTGCCGAGTGGATTCGCAAGAAAGCCTGCTTCAAGTCTAATCAGACGGGAGAGCACATGATGGGCTTTGCCGTTGTCGATGATAAGGCTTACATGCCCATAACCGGATTTACTACCGTGGAGTTGGGATGCGAGCGTGGCGACAATGCCTATACGATGATCAACAAATTCCAGGCACCTTATTCCGAACAATACTTGACCTTGTTCAATCAAGTCTGGAACGACAACGCCAAGATGCAGGTGGTGACGGAGAAGGTGTTGGACAGCATCGCCAATGCCTACAAGGAGAACTCGCCTGAGTTTATATACTTCGTGACGCTATACAATATCTTCAGCGAATTTCTCGAAGATATTTCTGAGGATGTGTTGCCAAACGAAGCCACCGGCTTCAAGTCGAGTATCATTTGGAATAAACTCTACAATTTCCAACGTGATGCGGCTCTCGCCATCATCAATAAGTTGGAGAAATACAACGGCTGCATCCTTGCCGACTCTGTGGGTCTCGGCAAGACATACACTGCTCTTTCGGTCATAAAGTATTACGAGAACCGCAACAAATCCGTCCTCGTCCTATGCCCGAAGAAACTGCACGACAACTGGGTAACATACCGCAGTAACTACGTCAACAATCCGCTTGTTGCCGACCGTCTGCGTTATGATATTCTCTATCATACCGACCTGTCGCGCACATCCGGCACAAGCAACGGCCTCGACCTCGAACACATCAACTGGGGAAACTACGATCTTGTCGTGATTGACGAAAGCCATAACTTCCGCAACGGTGGCAAAGTCACCACTGACGAGAACGACGAGAACCCGCGTGAGAACCGCTACTTGCAGTTGATGGACAAGGTTATCCGTGCAGGTGTCAAAACCAAGGTGCTGATGTTATCGGCTACGCCGGTCAACAACCGCTTCAATGACTTGCGCAACCAACTTCAACTCGCATACGAGGGGGATGCAGAGCGTTTCGATGCGTTGCTCAACACCACCACCCCGATTGACCACATCTTCCGCGACGCTCAGACCGCGTTCAACCGTTGGTCGAAACTCCCGGAGGAGGAGCGCACCACAAAGGCGTTGCTCGACAGCCTCAGTTTCGACTTCTTTGAGGTGCTTGACAGCGTCACCATCGCCCGAAGCCGCAAGCATATTCAGCAATACTACGACACCACGGACATCGGCGGGTTCCCCGTGAGATTGAAACCAATCTCGCGTCGTCCGAAACTTACCGACCTGCCAACGGCAGTAAGCTTCAACGACATCTACGTGTCGGTTTCAGAACTGAACCTCGCTATATACACGCCGTCCGACTTTATACTTCCCTCAAAGTTAGAGAAGTATGCGACTGTCAAAGCCGACGGCTCGCTGAGTAACCTGTCGCGCAGCGGTCGTGAGCGTGGCATCCGGCAGCTTATGAGCATCAACCTGCTCAAACGCTTGGAGAGTTCGGTGAACTCCTTCCGTCTGACGCTCAACCGCATCAAGGATTTCATCGAGGCTATCATTAACTCCATCGACAGTTTTGACGGCTCCAATGCCGACATTACAGACTTCGACTTTGGCAGCGGCCTCGACTTCGACGAGCGCGAAGATTCTGTTTTTATTGGCGGCAAGAAAACGAAAATCGACCTCGCCGACATGGATTATATCCAGTGGCGCAGTTATCTTGCCAAAGATCTCGAAAACCTTAACACGCTGCTCTTTATGCTCGAAGACATCACGCCGGAGCATGACAGCAAACTTCAGATGCTCATTGAGGAAATTCGCTCGAAGTTTGAGCATCCCATTAACGACAGCAATAAGAAGATTATCATCTTCACTGCTTTCTCCGACACGGCCCAATATCTCTACGAGAATATCGCACCGCTCATCAAGGAGCGCACCGGGCTTAACTCCGCCCTCATTACGGGCGACGTGGAGGCTCGCTCCACCGTGAAATTGCGTGACAAGCTCGACTTTAACAAAGTCCTGACACTTTTCTCGCCTATCTCTAAAGAAAAAGAGGCTATCTACCCGAACATTAACGAGGAAATAGACGTGCTGTTTGCCACTGACTGCATCTCCGAAGGTCAAAACCTTCAGGACTGCGATTTCCTCATCAACTATGATATACACTGGAATCCCGTCAGGATTATTCAGCGTTTCGGACGTATTGACCGCATCGGCTCGCGCAACAAGGTGATACAACTCGTCAACTACTGGCCTGATATGGACTTGGACGATTACATCAATCTCAAAGGTCGTGTCGAGGCACGTATGAAAGTGTCTGTTCTCACCGCCACCGGCGATGACAACCCCATCTCCATTGAGGAACAAGGCGATCTCAAGTATCGGCGCGACCAACTGCAACGACTGCAAAAAGAAGTCGTCGACCTCGAAGAAATGAACAGCGGCGTCTCAATCATGGACTTGGGCTTGAACGAGTTCCGCCTCGACTTGCTCGACTATATGAAGCAGGGACACGACATTGAGCATACCCCGATGGGGCTTCATGCGCTCGTTCCTGCCGAGGAAGGCGCACCGAAGGGCGTTGTTTTCGCACTGAAAAACCGCAGCAACGGCAT